GTACCCCAAGACCATGCGGCAGTAGGCGCAGGAGTAGGCGCAGGAGTAGGCGCAGGAGTAGGCGCAGGAGTAGGCGCAGGAGTAGGCGCAGGAGTAGGCGCAGGAGTAGGCGCAGGAGTAGGCGCAACGGTGCGGGGTAAGGTGAACGTCGGTGTGGGTGTCGGACCTACGAAACCAGTTGGTAATGGGGTAGGCCCCGCTATTGCAGGAGCAGCGGTCGGAGCAGCCGTAGGAGCAGCCGTAGGAGCAGCCGTAGGAGCAGCCGTAGGAGCAGCCGTAGGAGCAGCCGTAGGAGCGCGAGTGACTAGGAGAGTCGGCGCGGGGGTAGTAGTCGGCGCGGAAGTGACCAAAAGGGTCGGTGCGGGGGTAGGAGCAGCAGTTGGTGCAGGGGTAGGGGCGGGAGTCGGAGCGACCGTAGGGGGTAGAGTAAATGTCGGTGCGGGTGTAGGTGCCGCAGTTGGAGCCGGGATATACGGCCCGTATTGCTCGTACGGATCAGAGTACGTCTCTAAATCCGCTTCAGACGCCAACGTCTGGTATCCGCTCGTGGGACGAAAAATTGTTGGGGCCGGAGCAGGTGTAGGTGCAAGTGTTGGAGCGACAGTAGGGGGTAGCGTGAACGTCGGTGCTGGAGTAGGGGCCGGGGCGTAAGTCCCTAAATATCCATTGTTAAGCATCCAGTTAATAGATGCTTGGTCTACGCCCTGACTTAGTAAGGTGTTGGTATCAACTTGGTTTTGGTTAAACCAGTTGATTTTCTTCGTGGCATCGTAAGTGCCCCAGTCTGATGGCAGTGCAAGAGCCATTACCTTACCCCGTTAAGTCCCAGAAGGTCAGAGAGCCCACGGCGTCACCCGTGGTAGCGCCCGACACGGTTCTGATCTGGATGGTGTATATGTCACTGACCCCGGCAAGGGAGGAGCCAAGCTGCAAGTCCCAGTTATAACCAGCAGGGTCCGCAAGGGGGTTTGTACCACCGCTGCCACTGGAAGTCACGTAGTCGGTTTGAACAATCGTCCCGCCTGTCACCGCCGTAGCGGTCACATCCATCTCGACGTTGTTTGAGGTCGTAGCAACCCAGGATGCACCAGTCAGCGTGGGGTTCTTCACCAGAGCGACCTCGTAGTTTTGCGAGGTGGTTGGCAACACTTGAACCCGTTGAGGGAGCACCACTGCACCAAGTCGCGTGGACTTCAGGCGGATGGAAACTATGGGGAGGAATGTGCTGCCGATGGTGCCAAGGATCGCAGTGCGCCGAGCGATATGCCCGAACGAATACTGCTCATACCCGCCCTCAGAAACAACCGAGGAGCAGATCTGCTTGAGCGTCCCTGCCACAGCAACAGAGGAAACAATCTCGTAGCGCACCGGCAACGTAGCCGTGCTCATGTAAACAGTGGCTACGTTGTTGGCGTTCTCAAACGTGTGGCAGACGATGTACTGGCCGTCGATGATGAATCCGCACCGCACAGAGCCAACGCCCAGCCACTCAAAGTCCATCCACAGAATCTGTGCCTTGGACGGGTCAAGGGTATACCCTGAGTCTCCGGTGCCATCGAGCTTATCCCCGTTCCAGTCAGTTTGGTTGACTGTCCGCGCATCGCTGGGCGTACCGGGCGTGGGGATGGAGTTTGAACGCAGGACGAAGGAATAGACCCCGTCTACCTTCTGGAAGAACACACCGTTGTCGGTGTTGTAGTAACCAACCCGCTGGGTCAGTCCCGCATTCAAACTGCTGTCCATCACAAATGTGGAGAGGACGAGTAGACCCTTACCCGGCTGGTACGGGAAAACCCGATACGTCTGCTTGACTACGGAACCCACACCGCCCGCAGTCACGGCCATGTTTACCGCAGCTTCGTTTGAAGCGTAGGTGGCTGACCCAGTGCCCGTAGTAGTGGTGTCGAACTGGGGATCTGCTTCGTACCGGCTCTGAGAATCAAACAACGTGTACGGCTGGCTTACACGTACACGCCCAAACGCATCGGTGTTGGTCCCGCCAATGGAAATAGGTACAGGACTTCCGGTAGTTGCCACGATCTGCTCCAGCAGGTTGTCTAGTTGGTTGAAGTACAACCGCAGAATGTTGACGAGCGCATCAAAGTAGGTGCGGTCATACTCCACCCCTGGTTTTGGTAGCGCGGGAGCCTTAAACCGCTTGATGAGGCTTACCCAAATACTCATCAGCTTTTCCTGCCGTCCTGCTTAATGTCAAGTCGCGGTGCCCCTAACTGCCACTGTACGCCAACAGCATCAGACGCAATTTTCAACGCCATCTGCCTACCCCGCACTCGGACATTGATTTGCTGTGTGAACTGTTCAATAGGCACAGTTGCAACCCGAGAAATCGCGCCGTTGTTTGTACCACCTTGGGACACAGGACTGTTGTACCCTGAACCCGAGTTTTGTAAAGGGAGGAGTGTAAGCGTGGCGCTCGGTGTGCCAGCGGTAGACCCACGGAATGTGATATCGGGCAGTACGCGCCAAACGAAACCAAAGCGATCCCCGTCCTCAATGTCAAACTCAGACGAAGTAATGTACGCGTTGATGGGTACAGGTGTTCCAGTAGTGTTGTCATCAACACCGAACTCGTGATAGACCAGCTTATTGGCGGTTGCGGCTATCGGATAATCACTGGTGACGTTGGCATCGATCCAAGCGGTGCGATTCAGCGTGCCGTAGTACCACGCTTTTTCAAGGTAGTTGTAGATTACGTACCTATCGATTTCGGTACTGCTGGCGGAGCAGTAGAACCACCAGACTTCGTTGAACTGCTCAACGGTGGAAGAAAAAATCTGCTCGTTCTGGTCGTAGTTAAAGTCACTGAAAATGTACTGCCGGATATCGCACTCAAGCGTGCTCACGCGACCGTCATAGCTATAAAACTTTTCTTGCCCCATCCAGTAGGTTACGCCTGCCGCGACAGACCAAGCCCGGTCGCTAAAAATAGACACGTTGTCAGAGAGCAGTTGGGAACCCCAAACAATCGGAGGGCCAAAATACTGCAAAGAATACATGGAAGTGTCGGTCCAAACCAGAATTTCCTGCCTGACCTGACCAACAGCAACGATCTCTGAGCCGTGGGATAAGCGCAAAGACCCCGCTTGGTTGGTGGCGGCAGGGGTCCAGTTAACCGCACTTTCCTGATCGCTCCAGCGGATCAGCATAGGATCTTGGGCCGAAGTGCCGTAGTCGTTACACCCAAACACCAGCACAAAACGAGAAGCATCGGAGACGAGCAAGCTATTTTGGATTACTGGGGCATCAGAAGCTCCAGGCAACGAAGTAAGTGCAACGCCTCTATTAAGCAAACCGCTGCTTGCGTCCCAATAGTACAAACCCCCACCGCGAGGCCCAAAGATAAGATCTTCACCAAAGTTCTGGTGGTTCCAGATTCGGAACTCCTTAGTGTTCAGACTGCCTGAACCCCAGGTGCCGCCACCCCAAGTGCCTGTGCCCCAACCGGAAAGCGGGTATTGAATATCCCCACCGGTAGTAACTTGGTACGCCGCTGTTACCGTCCCCCCTCCACCGGGAGGTTGGGTTACCGTTGAACTTGCGTTGCTTCCAGCGTTGATGGTGTATGTGCTGGCGTCAATTACCGTTACGACGTACTCACCAGAAATAGTCAGCCCACCAACCGCTGTTGCCCCCGAAAAAGTTACATAGTCGCCCGTCAAAGCTCCGTGGTTTGAATCGGTAACGGTTACCGTCGGCAAGCTGATTGTGGTAGAAAACGGGTTTGTCAGAACAACGCTGCGCCGAATCGGTGTGATGTCGTAGTACACACCACCAAAGGTGATGTAATACTTTAGGTTGGTGCCAACGCCGAGCAATCCAGAGTAAGAGAAGGTTGACCACGGCCACAGCGCCCTGCAGATCCCAAGGTATGTAGTCGTGGAGAATTGCTGCCACCCACCAATTTTCTCAGGCGTACCTTGGCGGAACCGTACCTTGTCGCAATCGTACCAACCACCTTCAGTGGTATAGCGCGTGTTTTCGCGGTTTACGCCCGGTTTGAATACTATCTTCTTGAGTGGCATGGTTACCCCAAAAACAACGCACGTTCGTCTTTGCGGCGCTTGGCGAGCCCAGGCAACTCTCTGCCGCCGCCCTTGGTCCAAGCCATGAACGCATCGGCTGCACCTTCAAAGTCACCCCGGTTGTTCTTCATGCGGATGGTGCTTCGCTGGTAGTTGCCTAACCCGGCGTTGAAACTAAAAGAGACCACAGCGTCAAATGCGCCTTGACGATCAGCCAGATTAGGAGACAGTCGAAGAGCACCACGCTCAAAAGATGCGACATCTTGGCTGAAAAGCTCTTCAATCTCATCTCGGCTCCAGACCCGGTTGTCCTCTGGGCGCAGCGGGTACTCCTTGCGGATGACCCCAGTGTAATCGCCTACCCTTGCGACAGGAAGCCTGATCTGTTCTTGGTACAGAACGTGGCCGTAGCCGATGGTCCAGATGTGCGCAGGGCAAAGGTAAGGCTTCGTCCGATACCCCTCGTATCGGTGCATCAGATCAGCGCCGACCTTGCTGAGTTTCACTTCTTGTTCCAGCTACGGGTTCCGAACCAGAACCCAATGATTCCACCCAGCATTGCCATCTCGTCTTCAGAGAAGATCACGGCGGTCACGCGAATCAAGCTGTCCACATCCTTGATCAACCCAGGCTGGTTAAACGCGTACCAAGCAATCGCTGCGTTGATCGCCACAAGCTCAAGGATGAAGATGTAGGTCACTGTCGGGCGCACAGTACCGACATAGTTGGCAACCCAGCGAGATGCTTTCTCCAAGACCTTCTCGTCATGCTCCAGAGCCCGCTCGGTCATGGAGGCTTCGGTCTGCATCTGGACCTGCTCGGTCCTGATCTCTTCCATCCGGGCCTGGGCGGCAAAGCCTTGAGCCGCGAGTTGCAGTTCTCGCTCCGTCTGCACACGGGCAAGCGCCAGTTCATGCTTCTGGTCAGCACGGTTCTGGAAGAAGTCCAGCAGCTTTGGTAAGCCGGAGATCAACAGGCCACCGAGGGTGGAAAGAAGAGACAGCATTTACTTCTCCAGCAAGAAGGTCAGGTTCTTGTGCTTGGGGTACGTCACAGTACGCTGGCCCTCGGGGCACTTGTATGTAATCGTTGCAAGCAGCGTAGCCGTCCCAGGCGCGATCTTGTCCTTGGGAGACATTGTCAGTTGGTAGGTGAAGGTGTCCACCTCGGGGCTTGCGGGGCCAGTGAACTTTGACATGCTCGGCGTGGCTTCGTGGATCACCCCAGACGCATCACGCACCGTGGGCAAAAAGCCTTCAACTGAGCAGTCATCGCGCCGCTTGATACGTGCCACCTGCACCGTTATGGGGGCTCCAACCTTGGCAGGCTGGATCTTGAAGTGCTCCGGTGACCACTCCAGAATTGGCTTCTCCGTTGACCACCACCCAAACTTGTCGCCAGCCGTAAAGCCCCCCACCGCCAATGCGAACGCAGCGGTACAGAACTGAACAACGGGGGTGAGCTTAGGGATTTCCATAGGTTTATGGTTTTGCCAGCTTACGTAAAAAACGCCAGAAGATTGCCTTGGGAAGTAGGGAAGTTGAACGTCCAGTTGACGTTGTTCCCGGCGTTGGTGGAGTTCACTGCGTAGAAGGTGGACGCGGGGGAGGCGTTGATGTCCTTGACCGAAATAAAGTTGGACACGCTAAACCCGCCACCTGTCTTTGTTAGATTGGCACGAGTGCCAGAAGACGAGCTTTCAACTGTAATGATGTTCCCAGAGCTTCCGTTTACGTTCCACGCACCGACCGTAGTTGTACCGCTGGCAGGTAGCCTCAGAAAGTAGGCATTAGTCTTGGTGCTGGTGATGGATGTAAAGGTGTTGTTACCCGATATTGAAATTGCAGCCGCGCCCGTCGACCCACTAATTAACAAGTTATTGTAAGTAGCCCCACCACCGGCAAAGGAATATGTCACCCCAACCGAAGCCGCAATTTCAATCGTGGATGTTTCTGGGAAAAGAGTAAAAGTACCACTTGCGGTATAACTCCACCCAGAAGTGCCAGTGGCTGTCCACGTTCCGGACCCCATATAAACGGTCAAATTTGGGGAGGAGGTGTAACCGGTTGTGGAGTTTTGAACGGAGAACCTACCAGAGGTAAGGTTGTAGTTATTAGCTTCAAACAGCCCGCCGTATATGTAGCTATCTGTTTGAACGGACAAATTTGCGTTCAGCCTATAGTTACCAGCAAAAATTGTGAAGTACAGCTGCTTTCCAGCGGTGTTTATTGTATTAGTTCCATCCCCCAAAAAAGATAGTATCTTGTTGTTGTTGGTAAACGTCAAGGCCGAACTCAAGGTAAAACTCTTATATACCTCAATATCCACCCCAAGAGAGATTACCCGAGCGCCTAGCGCTGATGCGTTCAAAGCGCCAATACGGGGCACGTTAAATGTATATGTGCCAGCCCCAGTGTTGGCATCAAATACAGCCGTGTCTTGAGGTAGGGGTACTGATGCGCCTACTGAGCCCCCAGAAGTAGCCGACCATACAGAAGTATTGGAGAAATTACCTGAAGCCACCGCATACCGAGTTACGGCTGCGGGGAATGTGATGTCCGAGTTATTACCCAGGTCTCCTACACGTTGCCCTGACAGAGCCCAAGGAACCGCCGCGCCGTTGGCGTTTATGTCACGAAAATCCGTGTCTTGAATGGAAACAGCGGCTGCGTTGATTGCCCTTTGCGTACCTCGAATGTTGCTGTAAACGACGTTACGATCTTGAACGCCTGTGCCAAAGCTGGTAAACGTACCGTTTACCGTAATGTTTGCAGATAGCTCAACCTGCATATACGACGCGCTCGGTACAATAGAGAGATTATTAAATGTGGTTGCAACAGTAAATTGGTTAAAAGCTAAAACGCTACCATTTATTGTTACGTTGTACAGCGTATATGGCCCCCCCGAGGGTATTTGTACAACCCCAGTGGTTATGGTTGATGTACCCGCGTTTACAGTAGCGCCCGATAGATATAAAGAGCTACACGTTATTGTTGAGGACCCCAATACTACAGTGCCGCCAACAGGAGCAAACTGCCCACAGGATATGTTGTAGTTGTTTGTGGTGAAGGTTCCGTTGGCTACTTGTATCGGCGCAGTATTGGTTAGGGCGTCCTGAAGCGTCCAACCCCCACCAGAACCAAAAAGTATCAGTGCGGAATTACCAACACTCTTACCGTTTGTGGTAATTGTCTTACCAGAAGTCGTAGCGGCAAACGCAAGATTGCTGCTGGCGGACCATGTCATGCCAGCGGATACAACCAAGTTACCGTATATGTATATTTCCGGCGTGTTTGAAACGCTAAAGATTGTGCCGGTGAACCCGGAAAAATTCAGGTTATTGCAGTTGGCGTTGACTGTTGAAATTGTTACCGTGCCAGAACCAGAGCTAGCGTCAAAAAAGACATTATCGGCAGAGGTTGGAACAGATGCACCACCAGCACCACCAGAAGTGGCGGACCACTTGGTCCCAGCCGTGCCGTCCCAATTTGCGGTGCCGCCGACCCAGTAACGATCTGCCATTTAGACCTCCGAGGCGATGCCCACTACATCCCAGAAACCTGCGTCTGAGTTGTATACGCACCCAACATAGATGGTTTTGTTAATGGTAGTCGTGGTAGGCAGCACGGTGCCGATGACACGGTAGCCGCCAGCAGTGATAGTCCAAGAAATTGTCCGAGACGTCCCGTTATCCTTGATCCGAATCATCAGCTTCTGTCCGTTGACGGGAGTACCCGAGGGGGCGGCAATTGCTGTGTTGGTCGCTAGTGCTGTGATGGTATAAACATCACAAGTGTCCGCTGTGGGAGTGATGGTAGCCGAGCTTGCAACCGTGTCTACCCGAGGGTTCACCCGCTTGTTTGTCAGCGTTTCTGTACCCGCCAAAGTCGCCAACGTGCCGGTTGTAGGCAGCGTAACAGACGTTGTATTGGTCGCGGTAAACGTGATGCCAAAAGCACCGACCGTCGTAAACGCATTGGCAAAGGTAGCGTTACCCCCCAAGGACAGCGTGTACCCGCCGATAGTGAAGGAACTCAGGTTGGTGATGGCATCTACTACGCTTGTCCCATTGCAGTACAACGCCATCGTCTTGCCGTTGGGAACTGAGATCCCTGCACCAGACAGCGTTTTCAACGTCAAAGCATACCCGCCCGTGACGTTGTTAGACAGGAAATACAGCTTACTTACAGCAGGGCAGATTACATTACGGGCCGCACCGGGGGAGCCGGTAGCCACAATAAACATCTTTCGCGCTTCGTTTGTGCCACCGTCTGTGTTGGTCAGGGTGTAATCGGAACCCGCAATCGTTATGTTGGCAGTCCCTGCTACTGCATCGTCAACGAGCTGTGTAATGCCGGTGTTGACGATATTGCCCCACGTGCCGGAGTTTTCACCTGTTGCCGGAAGCGTCAGGCGCAGGCTGGTGGTATAGGTTGACGGCATGTGTTACCTCAAGGAAAGCGGAGCAGAGCAGTGGTGGGCGTGGCGGCGGGTAGCTGCACCGTGAAGGTAGTGGTCGAGGTCTTGTCCGCGCCAAAGTCCAAAATTGCCACCGAGCGATCTGCCTTGCTGGAGTTGTAGATCAGCGCCCCACGGGCCGTCAGGGCCGCGTTAAACACCGGGTTGTCGAAGGTGACGTAAACGGGAGCAGGTTGCGTTGTCGTTGCAGGCCCCGTCGTGATCGTCACTCCAGTCAAAACCAAACCACCTGCGGTGTATCCGCTGGCTACAACTTCCCCGGTGAGCGTGTAAACCTGGGTGGTCGGGTACAGATCCGCAACGCTCGTGTAGAGCGCCATCTTCAGGATGTCAGTGTCAAGGTCATGAACACCTTGCAGCATCTCCGAGCGGAATGAGTTGGTAACGCACTGGATAAGCATTTACACCACCTCAGTTCGGACCTGCCCCGAACGATACGCATCCTGTCGATCCTTGCCGTCACCCAAGTTCTTCAACAACGTCAAAGACTGGACGTACTGTTTGCTGGCTTCCGCCACAACGTCAGGCTCCTGCTTCATCCACCGAGCAACTTCAACCAGCACCGCGTTAAACAGTACGCTGTCAAAGTTGTCGCCAAGCCATGTGGTAGTAGCCGTGACAATGCTCTCTGGGTAGTAGAAGTAGTTCAGTTCTGCTGTCAGCGCAGCGGCGGGCGTGGGCCCCAACAGGAAGGATTGGACCTTCGGAGTTCCCGTCTGCGTGCCGTACAGAGCGTAATACTTCGGCGTTCCAGTAACGGCAACACTTGGGAAAGACTCCCGCATGAAGTTCACATCCTTGTTCAGCAGAAAGCTGAACTCCCCAGCGACGGTCACGCCCAAAGAAAAAGCTGAAAGGAAGTCAGCCGGGACAACAAGCAGTGGGTTGCCGATGACCAGCGTAAGGTTTGAAGTCTTACGTAGGTTGGGGAGTTGCACCGAGTTGTAGATGCGCTGCTCCGCCAACTTCGTCATTGTGGCAAAGTCAGCCGACGAGAACGTGTTCTCTACCGCGTCCTGAACAGCGGTCTGCAACTCGGTGTAGTTCATAGCATACTTTTTTGTATGTTACGCCATTGGCCCACGGGCCATGAAGCCACGGGTGGCGGCACCAGCACCGCGCATCTTCACGCCGGAGGTCTTGGCCGGAGGAGCAACCTCCTTGGAGGAGTTGCCAATCACCATGCACAGGTCACGGGGGTTCTCAGCGCCTTGAGGATAGCTGGACTTGGCAGGAGCAAGTTTCTTGGTCTTCATGGCTCACCCCGTCTTCTGGTTCATGGCGCGGGACATATTCTTGCCCAGGCGCATGCGGTCATCGGTGGTCGGGCCACCCTTTTTGAAGCCTTTGCCGTGAGCTTCACTGGCGGGCTTCTTGGCGTGGGCTCGGAGAGCCGCCATTGCATCTTTTTTCATCATCGCTCCTTAAGTCACGACCACCGTGACCGTACCGACTTCTGCTGGAGAAGTCAACCAATTGGGCGTCAGCCCGTCATCAAAAGACTGAGAACCACCGACTGGTGCCCAGCCCCACTGGATTACTCTGCTGCCCTCGCCGGTAGACCCAGTTGCCGTTTGGCCCGAGGCGTACCAAGTGTTTGTGTCTGGACGAGGATCGCGGATGGCCTGGGGGTCACTTACCGGGAAGGTCCCCAACAAAAGTTGTGGGTGATCCATTGACCAGCATTGAGGACACGCCTTTATTTGTGTCTGCTTTGTCTTTACAACTTCGTTTTTAAGTTTCTTCAGTGGAAACCTAAAATTACAATAATCGCAGAACCCGAAGGCCTTTGCGCCGTTTGCAAAACGATTGCTCATGAGATGAACATCTGGCGTGGGACCAGACGAATAGCTGCCTTCTCACGATCTTCCGTCGAAGCCAGATCCCAGGCTTCATCGTACTGCTGCTTCAGAACCTGCATGCGCTCCATAGCGCCAGGGATCTTCATGGACAGGTAGTACGCAAGCCCCGCAACCAGTGCGTTGAGGAAGCGGAACGGGATGTCCTGCGTGTACGTACCACCGGCCCCAGCATCCTGAATCCTGCGCAACCGCCAGTAGACGAGCGTGTAGGTCTGCGAGTTGTCGGGCGTGGGCCACACAGTGAACTGCGGAGCAGGGCCTTGGCGGTTGATCCAGATCTGAATCGGCCTTGCTTGTTGCAGCTTGTTCGGGATGGACGAGTAGGTGGAGACCGAGATGCGCGTGATGGTCAGGTCGGTCTGTGTTGAAACAGAACCGGAGCCCGTGCGGATCACATGCTCAAGCAAATCCACCGTGTCGGCAGGCAGCGTGTAGGTATTTGTACCGGGTGTCAGGACTTGTGAGCCTTGCTCCACCGTCCAGAGGTTAATCCCTCGGTTGGCCCAGTCTGTGAAGAGCAGGTTCATCGACCGCCGTGCGGTCTTCAGGTCATAACCCGTGCGAAGCTCTGCACCACAGCGCTCAAAGGCTTCCTCAACCGCTTCGTTGAGGTCAAGATTGAATGTAGTGATGCCGGAGGTTGTCATATCACTTCGCCGTCATTGCGGAACGCTTGAACGCTTTGGCAGTAGGAGCGCCGGGAGCACCCGGCTTGCGCATGGTTTCGCCCGATCCTGCGGCAATCCGTTTGCGCTTG